ATCTAGGGAACAACTAGGAACAATCTTATTCAAAGAAATGAAAATTCCTAATCCATATCGAACGGCTTCTGGAAATCGGTATAAAGCCGATGAATCGGTTTTAGAAAAAATAGACCATCCGTTTGTTCAGGAATATCTTCATTTAGAAAAACTTAAAAAAATAAAAAGTACTTATCTAAAAGGTATTTTTAGAGAATCTATAAATGGGTTTATTCATCCTGTATTTAATTTAGGCATAGCCGCTACATTTAGGAGTTCTTGCGATTCTCCTAATTTCCAGAATATTCCAATCCGCATTCCCTGGATAGCGGAGTTAATCCGAAAATGTTTTATTCCTAGAAAAGGAAATCAATTGGTAGAAATAGATTACGGGAGAATTGAAGTTTGCGGATCAACCTGCTATCACAAAGATCCGAATATGATTAAATATATTACAGATCCTTCCAGAGATATGCACAGAGACGCCGCTCAGGAATGTTTTATTTTATCAAAAGATAAAGTAAATAAGGACATTCGGTATTGCGGAAAGAATAATTTTGTTTTTCCACAATTTTATGGAGATTACTATATTGATTGCGCTAAGAATTTATGGGGGAATATAAGTCGATTGAATTTGACATTACCTAATGGAAAATCTTTATATGAACATCTAAAGAAAAAAGGAATTAATAGACTAGGCGAGTGCAATCCAGATAAAAAACCATTGCCGGGGACGTTTGAAAAACATATCCAGGAAGTAGAATACAAATTCTGGAATCAGACATTTAAGACTTATAATCAGTGGAAAAAATTATGGTGGGAATCGTATCTGGAAACAGGCGGTTTTTATATGCTCACTGGATTTTATGTGGAGGGAATATATAAAAGAAATCAAGTAATTAACTATCCAATACAGGGAATTTCTTTTCATTTTTTATTATGGTCTTTAATCCGACTGCAAAAACTTCTAAGAAAATATAAAATGAAAACGATAATTATAGGGCAGATTCATGATAGTATTATAGCAGATGTATATAAAGGAGAATTAAAAGATTATTTGCATATGTCAAAAAAAGTAATGACAGAAGATATAAGAAAACATTGGAAGTGGATCAACGTTCCACTAGAGATTGAAGCGGAAGTTTGTGATATAGACCAATCATGGAATGAAAAAAAGAAATATAAGGAAGTAATATGAAAAGTCCAATTACATGGTATGGCGGTAAATATTATTCATTAAAGATATTATTAAAGTATATACCGAATCATACTACCTATGTTGAAGTATTTGGAGGTGCCGCGTCTTTATTATTTGCAAAGAATCCTTCAAAAGTTGAAGTGTACAATGATTCTCTTTCTGGTTTAGTTAATTTATTTAGAGTTTTGAGGGATAAGGAAAAGTTTGATAAATTTTATGAACAAATAAATCTTATTCCTTATTCTAGAGAAGAATTTATATATGCAAGAAAAAACAGAGATCCAGAAGATGAAATAGAAAGAACCGTAAACTGGTTTGTGCTTATTCGTCAAAGTTTCAGCAGAAATATGAAAACATGGGGATATTCTATAAACGCCGCAAATCGGTTATTTAATGAACGAATTTCTAAGTATTTAAATACAGTAAAAAATCTTCCACAAGCACATCGACGTTTGTTTTTAGTGCAGATGGAAAATCTTGATTATAGAGAAATTATTCCAAAGTACGACATGGAAGATACATTTTTCTATTTAGATCCTCCCTATGTTTTATCTACTAGAAAAGATAAAAACTATGAACATGAAATGTCAGATGAAGATCATAAAGAACTAATTTCAATTTTATTAAAAATAAAAGGAAAAGTTATGCTAAGTGGGTATGATAATACTATATACAGAGAACTTGAAGATAATGGATGGACTAAAATCCAATATGATATTCAATGTTGTGCGCCAAATTCAAAAGATACAACGGGCACAAGAGAAAGACGAATTGAGTCTGTGTGGATGAACTATAAACATATATTTCAATTTGGACATAAATAATGAAAGAACTTTATAAAATTTACAGACCTAAAAAATTAAAAGATGTGATAGGACAGGAATCAGCCGTATCTTCTCTATCTAAGATGATAGAAAAAGATACTATTCCACATGCTATTTTACTCACCGGACCTAGCGGTTGTGGAAAAACAACATTGGCTAGGATTTTATCTAAAAAAGTAGATTGTGGAAAAATGGATTTAATAGAAAATAATTGTGCTGACTTTAAGGGAATTGACACAATACGAGAAATACGTTCTGCTATGGTATCTTCTCCAATTAGTGGAAAAAGTCGCGTGTGGATTATAGATGAATGCCATAAATTAACAAATGACGCTCAAAATGCTTTTTTGAAACTTTTAGAAGATACGCCTTCTCATGTTTATTTTATTCTTTGTACTACAGAACCGAATAGACTTATAAAAACAATAAGAAATCGGTGTACAGAGATTTCTGTAAAATCTTTATCTGATAAAGAAATAGAGAAACTTATATCTGGTGTTTGTAAAAAAGAAAAAATAAAATTATCTGAAGAAGTAATTGATAAAATAATCAATGTATCAGAGGGGAGTGCTAGAAAAACACTAGTTGTTTTACATCAAATTAGAGACATTAAAAGTAAAGAAGAACAATTAAATGCAATTTCTTCTTCTATTTCTGAAAATCAGGGAATTACTATCGCTAGACTTCTTTTCAATACAAAAACAAAATGGAAAGAAATAGCAAATGTGTTAAAAACTATAGAAAACGATGATGCAGAATCTATTCGATGGTTGATTTTAGGATATGCTAAGTCGGTTTTATTAAATGGAGGTAATTTATCCGCAAGAGCATATCAAGTGATACGAGTTTTTCAGGATAATTGGTATGATTGTAAGTCTGCGGGTCTAATTGCTGGATGTTATGAAATAATTTCCGGCCAATAGAGTGATAATAAGAATAGAGGGATAAATTATGGGAAATCAGTTTTTAGATATTGATATATTAAATCTGGATAAAGAGTGGATAAAACAGCCAAAACTTTATTTTAAGTGGGCTAAAAAGTTAGCCAAACTTAAAAAAGCGTTAGAAGCGGCAAAAGTAGAATCTGACCTTATTCGGGCTGATTTGGACAAAGATATCAGAATAAATCCTAATAAACATAATATTCCAGAAAGTGTGAAAATAACAGAAGCCGTTGTTAATAGCGCAATTTTACAATCTAATGAGTATAAGGTATCCCAAGAAAAAGTAATAAATCTGAAATATCAAGTAGATGTGTGTACTTCAGCCGTGACGGCTGTTGTACAAAGAAAAGAAGCGTTAGAAAATGAGGTTAGGTTGCATGGACAGTCCTATTTCTCCACTCCAAAAGTAAAAGAAGCGGGAAAAGAAGTAGTGGACTCCATCTTAGAAAAAAATAGGAAAGAAAGAAGAAAGAAAGGCAAAAAAAATGGTTGAGTTCCTTGCTGTATTTGTAATATTTCCTTTATGGATTTATATTATTGCAAGATTGATTACTTTTGCTGTGTATAAATCAAAACGAGAAAATGAAAACAAAAACAAGAACCTCTAGAAGACGTTCTTTTAGAGTAATTGTTTATCCATTTTTAACAGAACAGGAGTACCTTTATGTCAAAGAAAGCGCAAAAACGTAAACAAAGAATGAGCACTGCCGCCGCCACTAGGAAACGTATGGAGAAAGTTAAAAGGGGGAATGAGCCTCAAACTTTTAAAGTTCCTAATGGGATGGAGTTATTCCAGTTAAAAAATGAGAAATCTGTCAGGATTGATATTATTCCTTTTATTGCTGGGAAGGGGAATCCAATGGCAGATGAAGGAATGCCTTACTGGGAAAGAACTTTCTGGGTGCATAGGAATATAGGGCCTAATAACAAGTGGTTTATTTGCCCTGCTCGGACAGTCGGGAGTGAGTGTCCAATTTGTGAATATGTTTCTAAATTGCAAAGAGATCCAGAATCCGATCAAGAGATTATTGATAGTCTTCTCCCGTCAAAAAGACAACTGTTTAATGTCCAAGATAATGAAGATCCTGGAAAAGTGAAACTTTGGGATATTTCTCATTTTTATTTTGGAAAACAACTGGATGCAGCACTGGATAATGCGTATGAAGATGATGATGACAATATGGATAATTTTGCAGATCCAGAAGGCGGTGCCTCATTAAAACTGGGAATTGAAACAAACTCTTTTGGTGGAAAAACTTCTTATAAGGTTTCTGACATTACATTCAAACCAAGAAAAGAAGATTTGGATGAAGAACTGGTTGAGAAAGCAGTTTGTCTGGATGATATTCTGATTATTCCTACGGCTGAAGAAATTAAAGCGGCAATGAGAGGAATAGAGGATATGTCTTCAGAAGATGAAGAAGAAACAAAGAAGCCGGTTAGTAAAAGAAAACCTGCTAAGAGTAAAAAGAAAGAAGAAGCGGAGGAAGATGAAAATGATGAAATTGATGTAGAAGATTCTGAAGATGATGATGAAGATGACAGCGATGATGATGACGATGATGAAGATGACAGCGATGATGATGACGATGATGAAGATGACAGCGATGATGATGACGATGATGAAGATGACAGCGATGATAATGAAGACGATGACGACAGCGATGAAGATAACGATGATGAAGATGACGATGAAGATGACGATGAAGACGATGAAGACGATGACGACGATGAAGATGACGATGATGAGGATGACGATGATGAAGATGATGAAGATGACGATGATGAAGACGTAAAACCAAAGTCAAGGAAAAAGAAAAAATAGGCCTTCATGTGAGTGGGGAGTCCCTCCTTTCATTAAAAAAAAACAACATAGTACGAATGGTTCGTACTTAAAACTCCCCACTCATTTCTTATTTTAAGGGTATTAAATCATGGAAGCCGAAAAAATCAAAAAAGAACTTATGAAAAAAACACCTATTCATAAATTAACAGAACAGGATTTTTTAAGTACTGGAAGTACATTATTAAATCTATGCTGTACAGGCAATCCATTTCATGGTTTTGCGAAAGGAGGGTATTATTTATTTGCTGGAGATTCTGCCAGCGGAAAAACATTTGCTTGTCTGACTTGTTTAGCGGAAGCGTCTATCAACCCCAATTTTGATAATTACAGGTTTATTTATGATAATTCTGAAAATGGGGCGTTTATGAATATAGAATATTTTTTTGGCAAGCGGGTATTGGAGAGGATGGAAACTCCTTCGATGGACCGGAAATCCCGCTTGCCTGTTTTTTCTTCTACAGTAGAAGAATTTTATTATCATATTGACGATGCTTACAGAGAAGGAAAACCGTTTATTTACATATTAGATTCGATGGACTCTTTAGCCAGTGAAGCAGAAATAGAGAAATTCAGCGAGCAAAAAGAAGCGCATAGAAAAGGGAGGACAATAAGCGGTTCGTATAATGTTAATAAAGCAAAAGAAAATTCCGCAAATTTAAGAAAAGTTATTTCTATTCTTAGAAAAACAGGTTCTATTTTAATTATTATCAGCCAAACCAGACAAAATTTAGGATTTGGTTTCAAAAAGAAAACACGATCTGGAGGGGATTCTTTGAAATTCTACGCTAATATAGAAATGTGGAGTTCGATTAGAGAAAAGATAAAGAAAACAATAAAAGGGAAAACTAAACAAATCGGAATCCAATGTCAAATTCAGATAGAAAAAAACAGATTCAGCGGAAAAGAACGAAATTGCATTATTCCAATTTATCATTCTTATGGAATTGACGATATTGGTTCTTGTGTGGACTATTTAATTCAGGAAGGACACTGGAAAAAGAATAAAAATTCAATTGTAGCGACAGAATTTAATATGCAGGAAACACGGGATAAACTAATTAAAAGAATAGAAAAGAAAGGGGCGGAAAAAGAACTTCGATCTTTGGTAGGACAAGTTTGGAATTACATAGAAGACCAGTGTAAATTAAATCGAAAAAAAAGATATGATTAAAAAAACTACAGATAAAACACCCTGGTTGTTTTTTGATTGTAATTATTTATGTCACCGCGCTTTTTATTCGCATGAAGATACGGTTTATAAAGGAAGAAAGACAGGCGTTATTCAGGGTTTTTTGAAAGAAGTTTTGTATTCACAGGTTTTATTTCAAACAGATCAAATTTCTTTTTATTGGGACTATGGAGAAAACAAACGAAAAGAAATATATCCTCTTTATAAATGGCAAAGAAAAGAAAGAGTAAAATCTAAAGCAGAAAAAAGAAGGCAAACTTCTTTTACAAAACAAATTACTCTTTTACGAGAAAAGATTATTCCTAGATTAGGATACAAAAATAATTTTTATCAGGATGGATTTGAAGGGGATGATTTAATTGCGTATCATTGTAAAAAATACGGAGATATTCCGATTATAGTTATTTCGTCCGATTCAGATTTATTTCAACTGATAAACCATAATGTCAGTATATATAATCCTCAAAAAAGAATAAAAATGACATTAAGGAGATTTAAGGAGTTGTATAAAATAAATCCAGACCAATGGGTTTTTGTAAAAGCCATTGCAGGATGCACTTCAGATAATATAAAAGGTTTACAATGGGTTGGGGAAAAAACTGCGATTGCGTATTTTAACGGTGCATTGTCTTCCGATTGTAAAAAATATAAAAGCATTGTAGATTTTGTTCAAACGGATAAATATATTTTTAATTTATCTTTGGTTCAACTTCCAATAAAAGGGACTGAAATATCTGTATTGAAAAATCATAAAACAACAAAAGAGAGATGGAAAAAGATATGTAAAAAATACGGGGTCTTTTTTGTTAAAGGAGAATTGATGTTTTTACAAAAAAAATTTTGGAGAAAATACAAGAAAAATGAAAATATTCTATCTCATGGAGATGATAATTAAATAGAAACACGGCAGGGCTTGGCTGGGCCTGGCGGGGCTTGGCATGGCTCGGCGTGGCAAGACAAGGCAAGGCAAGGTTATTATTAAAAATATAAACAAGGGAAGAATGAAAGAAAGGAAGAACAAATGCAAACTGTAAAAATTAACAAGGCAACCGAAATTATCAGACGAAAGGTAGAATTATGCGGAATCACGGATCTGATGTTCGACCGCTACGCAGGCGACAACGACACAAAACTAGAATGCTGGCAAAAACTGTATTTTCTTCCGGGAAATTCCAAAACTATTACCATACCGGCCCTGAACATTATGTCGTTCTTGTCGGCCCACAATACCAATTCTGCGCCCAAACGACTGAGGGATAAGAGAAAATTCAAAGATATTTGCAACGCTTGTTTATCGTTTGTTCAAATATCGCCCGCTTATATCCCAATTTTACGAAATGGAAAACCCATTGAGTTTGGGAAATTTGAAGGGGATTTCGACCTAAAAAGTAAAATCTACATTCATCGCTCAGTGGCTCGATTGGATAAAGGCATTCCAAATCCAAAAGAGCGGCCTACATTGCCTACGCCATGGTCGATTGAATTTGAATTATCCCTTTTCCCAAACCGTGAAATCAAAGAACAGGAAATCCTGAACCTGTTTGAAGAAGGCGGAAGGGCTCTTGGGATCGGCACATTTCGAGGTGTTTTTGGTAAGTTTTACGTCAATAAATGGGATTCTATTAAAGAGAAAGCATGAGAAAACCTTCCAGAAAAGGATCTAATTTTGAACGGGAAATAAGTAAAAGACTAGGGTTATGGTGGAGTAATGGGGAAAGGGACGATATTTTTTGGAGAACCAGCGCATCTGGCGCAAGGGCTAAAATTCGTTCCTATTCTTCACAAAAGACTTTTGGACAATATGGAGATATACAAGCCATTGACCCTATAGGACAGCCATTATTAGATCTGATGACGATTGAAATAAAACGAGGGTATTCTGGTTTTTCTGTGTCTGATTTAATAGATAAATCAGATACTATGAAAATTCAACCGTATGAAGATTTTCTAATACAGGCCATAACAGACCATAAAAACGCAGGGACTCCATTCTGGGCTTTAATTACAAAAAGGGACAAAAGAACGTCCCTTATTTTTTTACCTTCTAAATTAGTACAGATGTTAAATATAAAAATAAACCAATATATGAAAATAAGACATTTACTTCCTTTTTATGAAATAAATAAAAAAAGAGAAAGAATATACACAAAACCAGAAATAATTTCTTTTTTTATTTTCCATTTAGAAGACTTTTTACAAATCGTTTCCGCTGATAATATAATAGAGATATTCAGGAAAATGAAATGCAGAAAGAAAAAACAATAATTAGATGGTGCTTTGTTTGTGGAAAATTAAGTGAACTATCTATAAATGAAGCCAAAAATGATAAATGGATATGTAAACATTGCAGTACAGAACATAGAAGACCTGTAGATATACGATATGAATAAAACAAAAAGACTAAAAAAACTGTTAAGACAATGGACAAGAGCGGAGATTATGTCTCGTTTATCTACTTTTCCAAATGGGTATGCGTCAGATTTCTTTTCTAAGAAAATAGAAATCGAGGATGAAATCAGAGAGTTTTTATATGGAACTTCAGATTTAGTCGCATTAGGAAAAAAATGGAAATTATTAGCAGAAAAGAAACCTAAAATAGTACCGCTAAGTCGAATTGAAAAAAAGAGAATAGCAAAATCCAAAAAAGCAAAAAAGGAAATCCTTGAGTTTTTTTCATAGTCAGGAGAATAAAATGGAAGAAAAAAGAAAACCGAAAAACATAGAAAAAATGCTGAAATCTTTATTTCCGTGGGTGTTTGGAATTTTAACACAATATGATATTGATTATCATATGATAGATTGTGCAGGAATGACTGATGACCCAAAAGAGTTATCAGATATGGTAAAACGATTTAAAAGAACATTTCAGGAGATAGAACAATGACCTATGTATTGAGCGTAGTAATTTCGTCTTTATTTAGTTATCATTTTTTACCTCCAGATGATCCTAATTTTTTATCTAGTATCGGCTCTTGTATTGTCGATCCAAATTGCAGAGAAGAATTGATTGAATATCTTCGTTTAGAAGATTTCTTAAATCGTTTAGAAAACGACCCAAATAGTATTGTTTATCCTACATTTTGGAGGAGAATACACGAGGTTAAAAGACAACGACTTCAAGCCATGTTTGAACATTGGTTATATCGAGATAAAATTCGTAAAGGATTTCAGCAACCAATACCATTTGACCCAAATGAAGTACGAGTAGAAGTGTATGGGCTTAATCGAGCATTAAATGTAGAAACAGAATGTTTTATGAGGTGGTGGTTTGATGGAAACACCTATTGGGTTGATAAATATTATAAAATATATGATTCGTCTGATTTAAATAAAGATGGAATCGTAAATATGGAAGATTTTAATTTATTATTGAAAGGAAGATAATATGGAACAAATTGAAGTTTATTCTGATGTAAATATAAAATATCTAAAAAAATTTCCTTATCATTTATTGGACAGTACAAGTGTATCAGATATTCAAAAAATATGGGAAACCACGTTTCATGAGACTTTATTAAATGCTGGAATAAAAGGTCATTTTTCTTTTAGTTCGCTTTCTAGAGAAGAAATAGGATATGAAGTTTATATCAATAATGTAATGTGTTTACATTCTTCTGTAGGCATAAAACCAAATCTTGAAAAGGAAGTCGAAAAACTTATTGCGTCAATATACGAATACGATGTTTGCGATGTAGAGCATTGCAATAGTATTTGTGCTGCAAGAGATCTGATTTCTGGTATTTTACCGCTTTTATTAAAGAAAATTAAAGAAACTATAGAAATAGCGATTAAAAACAGCGATATGGCGGTAAAAAAATCGTTAAAAAACGAAATAAGGAGTATGATATAAATGAAAATGTGTTGGTGTTGCGCTCAGTTTTATAAAAAAGACGATATTCATGATTATTTTTCGGAATCGTTAGGCGCGACCATATGCTGGAAATGTGCGAGAGATCATCGTTTAGATATTATAAAACGATGGGTGTTAATGTACCTTCATCTTTTTCCAGGAACATTTACATTACATACAAAACGAAAATTGCATACATGCGCTCTTTGCGATGGTAAAGGAAAAAAAGAAACGTTTAATCTTCGATTTTCAGAAATTGTTAGACGTAATATATGTACAGATTGCGATGAAGAAGCGATTGTTTGGAAATTGGTACGAGTTATTGACGCTTTAATCGAGGTAAAAATGCGATGAAAACTTTAGGTCTTTTGCTTATTCTTCTTTTGGCTGGTTGTTCTCATCAACAGCAAGTAATTGACACATGGGTTGTTATGGATGGAAAACGACATTTAATTTCGCATGATATAATCAGCACTACAAAGGTGCTGTATTTTAGTAAAACTACAGATTTACATGTGAAACGAAAAGATATTGAAGTTAATGTCGGTTCATTAGAACAAAAACCGGATCCGGATACAATTAAAGCAATTATAGAAGGCGTGATTGCTGGTATAAAAAGCGGATTATAGTACATATAAATTAAAATCATATCTTATACATCGAAAGGCATAGGATGAGGCGTATCTATCGAGGGTGTAAATTCATTGAAGCAAAAAAAACATACACACATGGGAATAGTTGGTTTTGTATAGATAGTTTAACTGAAAAAATATTAGGTCGAATATATAAAATAGGGAAAAATCCATATGTTATTGAATTTTATAGGGATGCTGTTATACGAACTAGCACATTAAAAGCGGTTGAACATTTCTTAGGACAACTAGAATGAGTACGATTTGCATATGGGCTGGGATTTTATTGTCTGTTGTTTTCTCTGTCTGCTTTACGGTTTGTTATTGTATTCATCAAATAACAGACGTTAAACGGCAAATTGTTTATTTATTATACGATATTAAAGAAGAAATATTGAAAATTATGAGAAAAAAGAATGATAATTAAATAGAAACACGGCAGGGCTTGGCTGGGCCTGGCGGGGCTTGGCATGGCTCGGCGTGGCAAGACAAGGCAAGGCAAGGTTGTTTTTAACAAATTATGATTTCTAAAATAAAAATAAAAAACTTTAAGTGCCATAAATTTATGGTATTACATTTTGATAAATATGTAACTACAATAAAAGGACATACCGATATTGGTAAAAGCACTATTATAAAAGCCATTCGATTAGTAACAAGAAATAAACCGTCTGGAACTAGTTATATTTCTGACAATGAAAAAAAGACATCTGTCTTTTTATATGCAGATGGAATTAAAATAGGAAGAATCCGCAGTAAAAAAGAAAATCAATATAAAATAGGAGATAAAACATTAAAAGCATTTCGATCTGAGCCTCCAGAAGAAGTGAATAAAATATTAAACATATCCGATATGAATTTTCAAGGACAGTTTGATTACCCTTTTTGGTTTAAGGACACTCCCGGAGAAATATCAAAACGATTAAACTCTATTGTAAATTTAAGTATCATTGATTCTTCTTTATCTAATATATCAAATAAAGTCCGTAATATTTCAAATAAATTAAAATTTACATCAAATAGAATAAAAGAAATAAACGAACAAAAGGATGATCTTGAATACACAATAAATATAGATAAAGACTTAAAAGAAATTGAAAAAATAAAAGAAGAAAATGATTTTTTACAAACAAAAATAGAGAAGATTTCTAAGATAATAAAAGGGGGAAACAAGCATCAGGAAACCATAAAAAAATTAAATTATTTTCAAAATGGATGGATAAATCTATCTAATGAATTTAAGAAACTTTATGAAATAAACGCAAACAACAAAATATTATCTGATATTTTACAAAATATAAAAGATAATACAGAAAATATAAAATCTATTCCAGAAATTCCATATGATATAAAAAATTTAATTGAAACTTGTTCTTTATTATCTTCTAAAAAAGACTCTATTTATAGAATTATATCTTCTATCAATGAACAAAAAATAAAAGAAAAAAAAGAAAATGAACGGGTATTATTTTTAGAAAAGAAAAGAAGGGACTTAATCAAAGGAAAATGCCCAATATGCCACAGAAAAATGGAAATATAGCCATTGCTATTGTTTGTTCTGATTGGCACTTGTCTATTTCTCCTCCTGTATGGAGAAGTGCGGAAAAAGATTGGTTTTCCGCAATGGAAAGACCATTAAAAGAAATTTGCAACTTATCTGAAAAATTAGAATGTCCTATTATATGCGCTGGAGATGTGTTTGACCGATGGAATAGTCCACCTGAACTCATTAACTGGATAATTCAATTTTTCAATAATAGGAGAAATCGACCTACAATATATGCTATCCCAGGACAACATGATATGCCTCTTCATAACATGAAAAAATTAAAAAAGAGCGCATATTATACTTTAATTTTAAGCGGTATTATTCAGCCATTATCTTCAATTCCATTAGAAATAAAATCTAATGTAAAAATAACAGGATTTGGGTATGGAAAAAAAATAACAAAACCACACAACACTGATTGTGTAAATATATCCGTAATTCATGAATATAACTGGATAGATGGAAAAGGATATAAAGACGCTGAAAACAAATCTAAAATAGGCAAACATAGAAAAGAATTATTGCAGTATAATACAGTTATTATAGGAGATAATCATAAAGGATTTTTTACTAAAATCAATAAAACAAATATATTTAATTGCGGTTCTTTAATGAGACTTCATTCCGACCAAAAAGATTATAAACCTAGAATAGGCATATTAAATGAAAATGGAAAAGTTGATCCTTATTATTTGAATATATCTGAAGATTTGTTTTTAGAAACAGAAATAAAACACAAAGAAGACACAGAAGAAACAGAAAAATCACTAATTCGGTTTTTTAGTGAAATGAAAAAACTAGGACACTCTACTTTAGATTTTGTTCAAGCATTGAAATACAGAATAGAAAAAGAAGATGTCACTAAACCTGTAAAAAAGATAATACAAAAAATTATAGAGGAGTCCGCATGAAAAACCTAACGGAACAATACAATGATCTTACAGAAAAAATAGAATTTGCTAAACAAATGTCAAATAAAGCGCATGGTGCAGTAGAACAACTGCTTTCTCAATTAAAAGCAGAATTTAATATAAATTCACTAGAAGAAGGGGAAGAACAGGTAAAGAAAATAAATAAAGAAATCAAAGATAAAGAAAAAATCATCGAACAAAAATTAAATGAATTTCAAAAAAAATGGAAGGATGTTCTTGATGATTTCTAAATACAGAGAAAAAATAAATCCTTTATTAGAAAAATATTTACGATTAGAGGATCAGTTAAAGGAAGAATTTGAAAATGAAAAACAAATAAAAAGAAAATATAAAGATACAATAAAAGCACAAAAAATAATACAGCAAATATCTCAGAAAATACAGCAACAAGCGCATGAAAAAATAGCCGGAGTTGTTTCTTTATGTGTTCAATCTATATTTCCAGATAAAAATTATGAATTTAAAATTCTTTTTGAAAGAAAAAGAGGTAAAACAGAAGCGAAATTAGTGTTTTTTCAGGATGGAAAAGAAAGAAATCCTATTGAAGATACTGGAGGGGGCATTATAGATGTAGCGGCATTTGCTTTGCGATTATCTGGTATTATTTTATCAAAACCGCCTTTACGAAATATTATGTTTTTAGATGAACCGTTTAAGAATGTATCTAAAGAATATCAACATAATGTAAAATTACTTTTGGAAAAAGTATCTAGAAAATTCAAAATTCAAATAATAATGGTAACACATATAGAAAATATTAGTTCTGGTAAAATAATAGATTTATCTGATTTTTCAAGGATGAAATAGTATGAGATTAAAGTACGATGGTAAAAAATCAGAAAAAGACATATTATCTGAATCAATTTCTGTAAATATAGAAAAATCAAATGATATATTATCTAAAAATAAATTATTTATAGGCGATAATTATTATACAATGAAATATATGCTAAATGAATTAAATATGCAATCTACAATAGATCTAGTATATATTGATCCTCCTTTTTCTACAAATACTGTTTTTAGAATAAGTGACGATAAAGCAAATGCAGTTAGTTCTATTAAAAAATCCAGAATAGCATATGAAGACACATTAAAAGGAAAAGATTTTATAGAATATTTAAGAAAAAGGATAATTTTAATAAGAGAACTAATGTCCGAAACAGGGTCTTTTTATTTACACATAGATTATAAAATTGGACATTATGTTAAAATAATATTAGATGAAATTTTTGGGATAAAAAATTTTAGAAATGACATTACACGAATAAAATGCAATTCAAAAAATTTTAAAAGAAAAGCATATGGGAATATAGAAGATTTAATTTTATTCTATACAAAATCTAAAGAGTACACATGGAATGGACCTAAAATAAAAATGTCTGAAGAAGAACTAAATAAATTATATAACAAAACAGATAGTAAAGGAAGAAAATATACAACTAATACTCTTTTTGCACCCGGAGAAACTGTACATGGCGTTACTGGAAAAGCGTGGAGAGGGGTTTCTCCTCCTAAAGGAAGGCATTGGATGTTTAAATCAGATAAATTAGAACAATTATATAAAGATGGGTTAATTGACTGGTCAAAAACAGGAAATCCAAGACAAATAATATATGCAGATGAAAAAAGAAAAATAGGAAAAAAATTGCAAGATATATGGAACTATAAAGACCCACAGTATCCAGAATACCCAACTCAAAAAAATAAAAAACTAATAGATTTAATCATATCTACTTCTTCTAACGAAAATGATTTAATTATGGATTGTTTTGCTGGTTCTGGAACAACTATATTTTCTGCTAGTCGATTAAACCGGAATTGGATAGGCATAGAAAAATCAGAAGAAGCAATAAAAATTATTATAAATAGACTATCAAAAACAAAAAGATTGTCATTGTTTCATCCTTATAGTATTATATATGAAATGTATATGTGCCATTAACACAAAAAAAGAAAGGAATCGGTGATGCTTATGCTTGATTAAGTGGAATATACAGAAAAAATCGTGATGTACCCTATCATCAACCAAAACCGTATATTCCACTCCAAATGGATCAATTTTAGAGGTATGAAAATGGCGTCCTCTGTCCTCTTAAATGGGCTTTTGGAGGACAGAGGATTATAAAAATACTTATACTAGTATTTTAAAAACCATGTCAAAAAACAGCATATGAGGTGTGATTTTGGAAAATAAAATAAAATTTGACACAAAATTAAAAGCCCCATTTCCTTATTTCGGGTCAAAACGCATAATCGCCGATGTCGTATGGAAATACATCGGCGACGTGAAGCAGTACATCGAGCCGTTCTTCGGCAGCGAGGCTGTTCTTCTTCGCAGGCCGCCGTCAAAGCACAATACGCCCAATGAGATTGTCTGCGACATAGACGGACGCATTGCCAACGTCTGGCGGGCTATTCAGTTTGCACCAGAAGAAACGGCTAAATGGTGTGATTGGCCAGTAAATCAAGCAGAATCAACTGCAAGAAGAAAAACACTTATAAAAAAAGAACAATATTTATATAAAAATCTTATTAATGATCCAAAATGGTATGATGCAGAACTTGCTGGATATTAGATATACTGTGCATCTTGTAATGCTAGAAACATGCAGGAAACATGGGATTGTTTACCTCATTTATTAACAAATCCAGGATGTATAAATAAAAATCCATATGAAATACTTAAAAAAATAAAAAAATCGTATTCAAAATATAAAAGTTACTTGCGGACATTGGAAAAAAGTATTAAGTGGAAATTGGCAACTTGAGTTTGGAAAATGTGGTGTATTTCTTGATCCTCCTTATTCTTTAAATATGAGACGTAGTAATATATACATAAAAGAAGATAAAAATATAAATAATGAGGTTGAAAAATGGTGTTTAGAAAAAGGAAAAGACAATCGCTTTCATATTGTGCTTGCAGGATATGAAGGAGAATATGAAAATTTAATAAAAGATGGATGGAGAATACATAAATGGAAAAGTAGCGGGGGATATAGTACTTATTCAAAAAAAGAAGAAATAACAAGGTCAAAAACAAATAAATACAGAGAGCGTTTGTTTATCAGTCCAGGATGTATTTTGACAAAACAATCAAAACTATTCTAAAAGGACATTAAAATGAGTACCAAAACGGCAGTTGTTGTTACTTCAATTTCACCTCCAAATTCGGTTCTTAAATCAATAAGTAAAGTTTGTGATTGTAATAATTTTCGTTTTATTTTAATAGGAGATGTTAATAGTCCATCTGATTTTAAATTAGAAAATTGTGAATTTTATAGTATTGAGGCACAAAAAAAATTACAATTTCAATTATCGCAAAAATGCCCACTAAGACACTATTCTCGTAAAAATATCGGATATCTTCTTGCTATTAAAGAAGGGGCTCAAATAATTCTTGAAACAGATGATGATAATTTCCCATTATCTAATTATGGTTTCTTATATCAACCTTATGTATTTGGACATATTATTCATAATTTTGGGTGGGTTAATGTGTATTCTTATTTTACAGAACCACAAACAATTATATGGCCTAGAGGGTTCTCTTTATATCATACTAAAAACACACCTCCAGATATTTCTTTACTACCTGTAAAATCTGTTTTTTGTCCAATTCGACAAGGATTAGTTCTTGGCAATCCAGATGTTGACGCTTTATGGAGGTTGATATTTAATAATTCTGATTCATTTGAATTTCAACAAAGTCAATGGGTTTTAATTCTTAAAGAAAATTCATGGTGTCCATTTAATAGTCAAAATACAACATGGCTTCCAAAAGCATACCCACTTTTATATTTACCTTCTTATTGTTCTTTCCGAATGACTGATATTTGGAGGAGTTTTATTGCACAACGTATTATATGGACTTGTGATTGGGGGGTTGCATTCCATGAACCTACTGTAAATCAACAACGAAATAAACATGATTTAATGAAAGATTTTGAAGAAGAAGTGCCCGGATACAAGTGGAATCATAAAATTTGTGAAGAATTACAATTACTTCCTTTACGATCTGGAGAAAATTTTATTATAGAAAATCTTCAACAATGCTATGACATGATGGTATCTAAAGGATATTTTCCGAAGGAAGAATTAAAACTATTAAACGCCTGGATAGCAGATCTGTCTGAAATTCAGGATAGTTAAAGAAAGGGATAGGTGATGCCTATGATTGAGTGACAGGATAGCATAAATACCGTGCAATCCTGGCTTTCACAAAATATTGTTTAAGTTGTGTTTGAAAAAATTCCCGTTCTTTTAGAAATAAAGGAACGGGATTTATATAAAACCGATGGTAGTGGTTAGGGAAAACTAAAAAACTTTACTACCATCGGCAAGGGAAGGGAATGAAATTTCTATATTATTTCATAATTTATAATTAAAAATATGGGAACACTCTACCATCTTGAACAACTTCGTATTGATTGTTATTATAGAATACATCCCAACTTGAATCTTCAAAAACAACATGCCATGAATAATAAAAACCAGGATCACCACAGTAAAACTTGATTTTAGCACCTACATAGGTGTTAATAATATGCGGAAAACTTGTTATCTCTTCATCGTCTACATATATATTAGTATATCCATTATTTTCAACCGTTATTGTTGCTGGTACTTTTGGCTTCTTAACTGTTATAGTTGTATGCCCTGTTATACCAAAAGCCAACGGATTATCTTCTTCATCACCATCAGGTGTTATCCAATAACCGAAGTCATCATCTTCACATAAGATTGATATTTCTTGACCATCATAACAATCTTGGGCATGAGGAAACGTTGTGATAGGAGTACCATTTATACTTATATCATCTAAGTCTTCTGGATTCTCTAATGTTAATGTATAAATAGCAGGTATATTATTTGTGATTTCCGAAATCAATCCTACCTTTTTAGTAGTTTTGTTACGGAACTGCATCTGATATATCATAGGGCTATTTTCTGTTACAGTAGCACCTCCTATATAGAAGTGATTCGGAGAATCAATACCTCCTTGAGGAGTAATATGTGAAGCACCATAGTTATATAGTAGAGACCATTCTATGTGCCAACGTAGTAATTTATATTCTACTTGATTCTTACATAAAGGGGCGTCTGACCAAACGTGATCAAACCACACATCATTTAATTTTACTTTTTGAGTCTGTATCCTAGGTTTTAAAGGAAACATAGGTAACACACCCAAGTCTATATTCTCCGGATCAGACGGTATGCCATAGTTGTCCGCAGGACTGCCTCTGGATTCTGCGTTGTCTTTACTATTTACTGTTACTGTCCAACTACCAATATCATCATCATAGGCCGCCCAAGAATCTTCAAAACCACCAGCAACATCACCGACATCCATATCTAATGTCCAATCGTAATATCGTGTAAACAACTGGACATCCATTTTATCAGACAGATCTCCACCCTCAAAATCAAAAATATATTCTACTTCATTCTCTAACCCTTCCAAATCTTCCATATAAACAGATTCACACCGTATTTTATATATAGGTACATAATTACTCCAAGTCCTTAATGGATCATCATAAAAGCCAGGTTCATCGAAGAATGGATAATCTATATAACCTCCTGGGAAATTACTATCATATAACACTGGTTTCTCAAAGAACTCATTATTAACTAAAGGCGGTCTCGTATCTATACCAAAAGGGTCAATAATTCTATAGTCTGCTCTTTCGTATGTCCGTTTCCAGATTTCATCACTGAATCTATCCCAATGGAATTTGATGATCCAAGAAGAAAGTTGTCCTTGATTTAACGGGCCTTGAATTCCAATATTCGCATTGTTAATATATATTTCAAGATTTTCATATCCTCCATCATTAAAGTAATTTTCAAATACATAATTATGAATATCATGTGCTTCTGAAAATCGCACAATTTTAGTAGTATTGCTTTCAAGATAAACTGGAAGATAAAGATAATATCTTGCTTCCCCTAAATTGTAATAAGTTGAATCTGGTCCTGGGATATTTATAGATATAGGATTTCTAAGACCAGATATTTGTAAAGTGCAAGGTGAATAAACATAATTTTCTTGCAAATTTCTTATAACTCTCATCAATAATAACAATTCAATAACATTTTTATCATAAAACAATCCAGAAGTAAAAATCAATGCTGATTGAGCAAAAGTCGTAGCACAATACCAATAAGGGTCATAAGGAGGTACAGTCCTAATGGCTTGAGCACAAGACCCATTATATCCAACTCCACCTATACCTAAAGCCGCTGCATTCCAAGTTGTAGGATCAGCCAAATCAATTCCATTTTCCGTTTTCAAACGAGCAATATCAGCCGCTAAGTAAGCCGCTGAACCGGCAATCGCCGCGGCTTTTGAATTGTACTTTTCAGGCGAATTTCCATTGGCATAAAAGGATTTTATAACAACACCTATATCATCTAATCCAATACCTCGATATTCAAGAGAATCCAAAACTTTACGACAATGATTCAAAATTAGATATACTCGATTTAGATATACATTTGTATCATTGATTTTCCAATCCGGTCCATGATTGGCGACCAAATCCTCACCATCATATTGTCCAGCATCTGGGGCGGACATTCTGTGATGACCTGGCATAAAACAAGGTTGTTGTTGTGGGTCTGCATCATAATCATACCATGAATAGTCGCCATAATCATGGCAATCTGGATCTGTCAAATCACCACCACGCATCTTATCTTCACGAACATATCCTAAAGAGTATTTCCATGTTCGCCGCCATGTACCCACAGGTCTTGGCCATATAGCATCGGCAACTCCTCCTACTTTTGCTTTTGCCTCACCTTGATTATTAAATGTTTTACCATTGATAGTAACAGGAAAAGTCCAAGTAGCAAAATTAGTTTCAGCATAGAATTTGCCTTTGACCTTTAATATTGACTCCGACATATAAGGCGTAACATCATCATAATACCAATCATAATAAGATGAACCTAATTTTTTTAATATCAACTCAAAAGCACTACTGTTTTCTCCCCATAACTCATCATTAAGAAGTGCGTATTTCGGCATAGACACATCATATTCAGGCTTATAAGCACCAATACCCAAATCAGAATAAGCATATTGGTATGTCCTACTAGTAACATCACCATATAGCCATAATTCTAAATTTGAATCTAAAGTTTCATTACCCCAAGAAGGATGTTTCATCTTGAACCAGTTCTCTTTATAATCATTATCAACCTCCATGCACCATCCTTCAGCCTCACAAGCCAATTCAACCATATTTTGGATTGCTGGATCATATTTTGTATCTTCCCACCACTCGACTGGGGATTGATTACTATTATTTTTTAACGGAGGTATAATGCCATAACGAACAGCCAATGCACCAGCAGAACTGATTTGGTAAATACCAGATCGAATATATTGCCTGTCATTCCCAACCCCAACCCAACTTTCTCCTTTGAAACCATCAAAATCAACAGGATTGATAGCACCTAACTTTGCAGGATTCGTGATTTGTTTTGCTTTTATAGGAACTTTACTACCATATTTCCAACGTATAGATTTCGTGTTTCTACCATAATACGGTGGGACTTGTTCTTTAGGATCAACTTGTTCTGGCAAATAATCTTTTGCCTCAAATATTGCAAAATTAAGTGTGTATGTCAAATCTTTAGTAGAATCTGCTTTTATAACATAACGATGGCTGTTATTGTCGTATGTATGATATAGACTATCATTGACTGTTCGCACCCAGTCATTATTAAAATCTATCGCTAATTGCCCTCCTGAAGGCGGGCGTCCGTCAAGCGGGCCACGAACATGATCCTCATAACGATGGTACATATCTTTATCTGTCCACCATCTACCTCTACTAGCACCAACATATTTATAATCATCAAGAACAGAGAATAACCCTTCTGGATCATTACTATCTTCGTAGTTCATATGCGTAGCAAGAACATTACCTTGCATACCACGTAATGTCCACCAATCACCGCCGAAATTACAAACCATTGTTCCTGAAGAACATGCAGATAATTGTACTTGATTACCGTCTTTATCACATGCTTTCACATAAAGGGTAGAACCATCTAATCGTTTTGAGTAGACTCTATAAAAACCATTATTAAGCGGGTTATCACAATCTGTTATAACGAATGGAGTGCCTTTCCTCCAGTTGTCATCTTCAATATACCAAGTTTTGCTAACAGGTGTGAGTGTTGGGGCAGTATTGCTATCATAAATACAATCTTTAGTTATCGGACTACAACCACTTATTACAAACTCACCTTTCTCATCTTCAGAAAACTCGACATCACTAATCGTAGAAGAAAAATTATCTTCAAACCATACTATTGCTCTACCAGGATAAGTAGAAAAATTTGGTTCTTGAACTGATTTTACTGTCCAAACACCAGATTGTATTGCATAATCATACGATTGCATCCAATCTTCAAATGCTATAGCATAACGGGCTGGATGCGAAGCATCACGAGGGCCATATTCCGTGCCTTCTGGCCTCCCATGATTGAGTTGCGTAGCAATAGCAATTTGTCTGCGAATATCTTCAGCAAACAAATGACAAATGGCCTGCTTTTTCTCAATCGGCCAATCTGACTGCAACCACGGAAATTTTTTTTTAGACATTTAATTTCCCAATAAAAACCCGCCGCCCAGCAAATTGCCAAAACACAATCCAACCATCATCAAATAGGTAAATATCAGTTGTCTCATGGAACTATCCTTTCTTTTATTAAATCCACACTGCTTGAACTGTTTTATTTTCTTCTTTGTATCGTAAAGACGCCTCATCCTCCGGCCCTGCATAAAACATTGGCATATTCAAATACCAATATTCTTTAGCTGGAGAATCCCCTCTCTGATCGTCCCATACAGAAACAATTTCAACAATCGAACCTATTGGATACCAAGGCACCCAATTTCTTATATCTTTAGCATCAACGCCATATCCTTCATACCCAAGAGCCCGTTCAATTTCAATGTCTTTTCCGTCTGGACTCCATTCATTACTAATTACAGATACTTTTTGAACAACATATTTTGCTCTTGAAGGAGTATCATATTTAGGAGGCAAAAAAACCATTGCATACTGTCTTTTTGTTTCTCCTCCTCCACCAGGAGAAAATGCCCACCATCTTCCTCCTACAAATAAACAATATACATAATCACTAGAATTATAATCGCTTTAAGAAAAAGAAGGATGAGGCCATATATGTACATTCTTTCCTAACCCTCCGTCTTTCCAATCACTAAGAGAACTTACCCATACTTTATTATCCGCTAACATATATCCATCAGAACCAGACGGATTTGT